GGCAAGGCTGCGGTAGCTAACGAAAAGGTATTCGCTGGCTGGATACTTCATATGTTTATTTCAGGTCAGCTTAAAGAGTACACCCCACGGGGCGGCATGGCTGAGTGCTTAAAAGTAAAGCGTAAAATTCTCCGTTCTCAGGGTCATTCTGTAGGTACGCGGTGGGAGTGTGCCAAGGGCAAGCTGGTTCTCCGAAAGTATGATACTGGCAAAACGGGGAATAAGTGGCTTCCGGTGGAGCATCTAGGAAAGTAAATGGCTGAAGAAGCTGGTAGAGGCAGAAGAGGAAGCGACCAGATAAAGGTGAGCGACAATTCAGCTATTTCGATGCCCATTCGCAATTTAATCAGCATTGTGGCTGCGGTTAGCGTAGGAGTGTGGGGCTATTTTGGCGTTGTTGAACGTCTGAACAAATTAGAGACATTTGAACAGCTAATCCGCAAAGACCTAGAGACAGGATTAAAAGAACTTAACAGCGATATAGGCAAGAATAATGAGTTTAGGATTAAGTGGCCTAGAGGCGAGCTAGGTCAGGCCAGCGCGGATCAAGAGCAATATCTTTTAATTGAGCATCTGAGTGGTCAAGTAGAAAAAATTCAGACCCGCATCGAACAGGGCATGAGCAACGGAGTCAACATTAAGAGGCTTCAAGAGGATGTTCAAACGCTGCGTAAAGATGTTGAGAAGCTAAAGGACAAACAGCGCGGTTTAATTAATGGAGGGCAGTGATGGCCAGAGTATCAATCTTTATGCTCACGTTATTTCTAGCTGGCTGTCAAACGGATCAGGCCGTTCATCCTACCGATTTAATGATGAGCCAGGATGATCTCATCCAACAGGAAATTGAATTGACCCCGCCTTTGGAAGTGCTGCCGCAATGTGGGCCTCATCTAGTCATTGAAAAAGTCCTGTGGGAAAAATTTAAGGAAAAGCCGCTACTCGCTGGCGGCTATATGGATGATTCGGTCATGCAGCTTTATGTCGGCCCAGAAGGGTCATGGAGCTTGGCGAGGGAAACTGGATCAATTACTTGCGTGATTGCGGCGGGGTTTGGATTAAAGATGGTTAACCCGCCGTCAGCGTCTGCAATTTGAGGTAAAGAAAATGCGATACATTATTTTGATTGCTGCCGTTCTTTTGTTGGAAGCGTGTAAATGGCGCTTCCCAATAAATTTTGGTTATTGAGATGTTGTTTGAGCATTTTAATGAGATACCTCTAGGCGGCTGGCACTTCCGCTATTTCAAGCCACAAGAAATCGCGTGTAAAGGCACGGGCAAAATCCTCATCAACGAAGATGCCCTCGCTGCCCTTGATAATTTTCGCTCCCGCATTGGCCATTCTATCAGTTTATCTTCCGCGTACCGTAGCCCTTACCACAATTCAAAGATCGGAGGTGCGCCACGATCTTCGCACCTTCAAGGTCACGCCTTTGATGTCAGGATACAAGGGCGGGACAAAGAAGTAATTCGACAAGTTGCACAGCAATGCGGGTTCAAAGGCTTTGGCATGAACTACCAAACTTTTGTCCATATTGACATGGGTAGACGGAGACAATGGTAACATGATGGATATGATATTTTCAGTTTTGACCGGCGGTGCAACGGGCATCCTTGGATCAGTTTTAGGCAAGGCATTTAATTTCGTTGATATGTATGTTGAAGAAAAGAAAGCAAAAGGCGAACATGAACGGACTATGGAAATGCACCGGCTCCAATCAGAACTACGAGCCGACGAATTAGAAAACGAAAGGGCCATCGTAGAGGAAGAATCTGCTGGTGCAGCCCGTGTCGCGTCTTACTCAATGATGACGGGCGTCGAGGTTCCGTATCCTTGGGTAGCAGCTTGCCTCAGATTGATGCGTCCGTTGCTGACCGTTATGCTCGTCGGCATCGTTTGGTATATCTACGCCACCAGCGACGATCTGGCGCAACAAGAGACAATTATTCAGAGCGTCATATATATGTCATCGACTGCCGTGCTTTGGTGGTTTGGTGATCGTGCGATGAGGCCGAAAAAATAATCCTGGTGATCCCGACAGGATTTGAACCTGTGACCCTCAAATTAGGAATTTGATGCTCTATCCAACTGAGCTACGGGACCGACCCCAAGATTATTTGTTAGACTAACAAATCTCTAACAAACAGTCTTTGCATATCTTTTACTTTCCTAACCTATCTTAACCTGCTATTACCCATCAGTAACTAGTGAAAACTAGATGTTTTGCTAAGTTATTGATTTATATGCAGGTTATTTGCTGGCCTTTTTAGTTTCCTAATCCTAGGGCCAACATTGCGACCAGCTCGTAAAAAAACATTATAGATCAGTAACTTAGCCGCTCCTTCGGGGGCGGCTTTTTTTGCGTTTTAGGGGCTGATTAACAAATGTCTAACAAGTGCCGGTAAAATAAATCACTAACAAAATGATCTTTAGGTCATTTTATTATTGCAATGAACATTATATTGTCGTATTATCAGAACGTGGTCAGGGAGATCACATAACCACAAGGAGAGAGAAGATGACTAAAAATCAAATAATCAAAGAGCTCGACAAAATTGTTGGCGACATTGAATACCTTCAATCCCAGTCTCAAAGCATGGATCGTGAAATCAAGGAGGCTCTCCAGCATTCACAAAAGTCAGCCATGATTGCGCTCGAAAAAATTGAAGGGGGGGAGTGATGATTATCAGGGAAACTTTTGACGACCAAAACCGTCTGCTGCGTTTGACAGCAGACACCCGACCGCACGGCGGTCAGAAGTCAATCTCACGGTGCGACGGTTGCCGTTGCACCAAAGGGAAAGTGAAACAATCTTGTGCAGCCATGAAAGCCGCGCAAAATCATTTGGCAGAGGTTGGCGAGACGATCAGAAAATCGGAGACATATATAAACCCGAAAACCTCGCCGCGTTTTTATTGCTTCAATGATGTCGATCTCAGCCAGCCGGTAAACTGCTGCCTTGTTCATCAATATGAACAGTATCAAAGAAAGATGGTCGGCATTGGTGAGCTTTTAAATCGGTCTATGTATGAAAAGATTTTAGCACTCAAACAAATTGCAGAAGTGCAGACGGCCAGCGGCAAGATGGGCAACATCAGAATTGGCGAGATTACGATAGCGCAAATTCAAAACGACATTGTGCCGTGGGTCTGGACTGATCGGGCCAAAGTCTCCTCACAAAAAAAATATAATTTTTTTAAAGGTGCGATGGAATGGGCCATGTCCTCTGAATTAATGCCCTCTGCATTATTATTAAAACTAAAGACAATTAAGAAGCCGAAGAAAACCGACATTGAAAAACGCCACGTTCGTATTTCAGCGACGGCCATTGAAAAAGTCATTGAAGCGGCTACCCCGTTTTATTCGCTTCTGTTCAAGTTTCAAAGCCGTACCGGCGCACGTCCTAACGAGACTACGGTGCTGCAATGGTCTGACTTTGATTTCGATGCCAGCCGCGTTTATATTCAGCGTGCCATGAACGCAGACGGCGTGATCTCTACGCCGAAAACAGACCAAGGCATCAGGGCTATTGAGCTTGATGATGAACTGGTGCAGGCACTGAAGGCGTGGCGGATCAAGCAGCCGCTTGAGCAGCGGGGCAACAACTTAGTCTTTCCGACCAGGGTTGGCACTGTCCAACTCATAAACAACTGGAATAAGCGCGGCCTTGCTCCAGCAGTGAAACGGGCTGGAGTGGAGCGGTTCACTTTATATGGCTTCCGGCATTTTTACGCATCTGTCTTATTATATGACCTTAACCTGTCAGACCGCAGAATCATGCAAATGATGGGGCATACGGAGATTGATACGACGATCAGAAATTACGGTCACTGGTTTGAGGATCGTAAAGATCGGGATAACGATGTGCGTGAGCAATTAAACAAAGTTTTCAAAAGCGCGTGACAAAAGCAAAATTTAACATAAGAGAGTTATTTCAATGCAAGTACATAGAGAGGTCGCAATCGGGCTAATAGCGGATTGCATGATTGGGGATATGAGAAAAAACAGAATTAAAATCCTACTCGCAGAGTATGAAATCTCTGCCAAGGATTTAGCTGACCAGATTGGCAGGCAGGCACAGACGCTGCGGCGTTATGTGCGGCATGAGGCTGAACCTAAACTGGAAGTGGCTGAAGCTATCGCAGAGGCACTGGGCTGCACGGTTGATGAAGTGTTGGGCGTCGAAGGCGTTAGCTCTAGCAAGCCTAGTGATAGCCGAATGCTGCCGGTGTACGGTGCAGCACAAGGCGGCGTGGGGTTTGACATCACCGACGTTAGGGAGCCGATAGACAGCATCGAAGCCCCGCCATATCTACAAAATAGCGTTGATGCGTATGCCGTATATGTGGCCGGTGACAGCATGGCTCCACGGTTCAATCCGGGCGAGATTGTTTTTGTGCATCCAGGCAAACCGTTCAAGGCGAATGATTCGGTTATTGTCCAATTTGAGGATGATAAAGCTGACCATGCGATCATAAAAACGTATGAAAAAATGGACGATAAGAAAATATTTTTATCGCAGTTTAATCCCGATAAAAACCTTAGTTACCAACGCTCTCAGGTAAAATGCGTTCACAAGATTATCGGCGTATTTATATAAAACGATAATTTTCTTATTGATTTGTTAATCCATGTTGGGTTATCAAGGGTCAACATTGACCTTGGAGAGCCAACATGGGTTACGTCAAACTTTTCACTGAATTTGTAGGCATCTGGATTTTTCTGGGCGCGATTTATTTTGCCGTTCATTTTGCCTGCCTTCTCAACGACCGCTGCTATGCGTCGATGGTGATGCAATGAGCCAAGCGGCATTGCTCACCGTTGATGAGGCTGTGACTGAAATCTTTTCAGAGTTTAGCACCAGCAACCGCAAACGGCTTTATGCGCTAATAAAAGCCGGTGAGATTGAAACGATCCGGCTCAATGAAAACGGACGGTATTTTATTCCCCGTCGCGCAATTAAAGATTTGCGAGGCGACGATGAGTGAAATCTGCGGCCTCTGTCACGGCAACCAGTTCATCACCAATCCTGATTGGACAACGGAATCATGCCCGGTCTGCGTGACTACGCCGAAGAATATCCGCAGCCAAATACTTTCCAGAGCAAGCGACATCATTAACGGCAACCGTGAGGACACATACGGAACGCCACAGCAGAATTTTGCCTGCGTCGCCAAAATCTGGAGCGCGATTCTAGGGATAGAGATTTCTCCAGCGCAAGTCTGTCTCTGCATGGTGGGCGTAAAGCTGGGCCGCGCAGCAACCGGCAAAATTGACCATCAAGACAATTACACCGACATGGCAGGGTTTGCCGGTTTAGGAGCAGAGGTTTCTAAAGATGACAACCCTTGAATACAAACGCGTGGCAAAAAAGGTTGCCCTTAGTTTTAGTAAGCCAATGCCAGATGCCAAGTTACGGGTAATTAGTTTAGGTGCAGGGGTGCAGTCTTCGGTCATGGCTCTCATGGCGGCCAAAGGTGAGGTTGGCCCTATGCCTGACTGCGCTATTTTTGCTGATACGCAATGGGAACCGAAAGAAGTTTATACCCATCTTGATTGGTTAGAAACACAACTGCCGTTTCCAGTGCATCGTGTGACAAAAGGAAACATACGCGAGGACACGCTCAATGGTCGAGTGCAAATTCCTGTGTTTACGACGACAGGCATGACGATGCGACAGTGTACAAAAGACTATAAAATTGATCCTGTTACGAGGAAATTGCGTGAATTATTGGGCTTAAAATTTCGGCAAAACGCGCCAAAAAAACCAGTGGTTGAATTATGGATGGGAATTTCAACTGATGAGGTTCAGCGGCTGAAATTAGCGCATCACAAGTTTATATCACATCGATGGCCGCTTATTGAAGAAAGCATGGCCCGAAGCGATTGTTTGCGGTGGTTTGCTGAACACCATCCCAATCGCGTTTTAGCAAAATCAGCGTGTATTGGTTGCCCTTTTCATAGTAATGCGGAATGGCGGCGAATAAAAAAGACGATGCCAGAAGCATGGACTGACGCTGTAGATTTTGATGCACAGCTACGGCAATCGCAAATTAACTACAAAGGCAAAGACCAATTATTTCTCCACCGCTCATGCGTACCGCTGGACGAGGTTGATCTGGCTACTGCCGTTGACAAGGGCCAGCAAGAGTTTGGCTTTCTGGAAGAGTGCGAAGGGATGTGCGGCATATGATCTGCCCTGAATGCCACGGCCTTGGAACAGTCGAGCGCGTCAACTGGCATGGGCCATATGAAGCACGTTGCACAAATTGTTACGACGGCTTGGGAGAGGTCAACGATGATGAGGTGGATGATGAGTAGTCGTAACAAAAAGCGCGGCTATGAACTGGAAGCCGAAACCGTAAAGCATTGGCAAGGGCTGGGCGTTGACTGTGAGCGAGTCTTTGCATCTGGCGCATACAAGCATTTAGGCGATGAGTTTGCCGGTGATCTGATGCTCTCAGGTTTTACCGTGGAATGTAAGCGCAAGAAATCGGGCTTCAAGTTTCTGCTGGACAGCCTCGATCAAGACAACGCCGACATTCTTATCTGTCGCCAAGACGGGCGACCAATACGCCGGCTCTATGTGATGGAAGAAGAAACCGTCGAAGCTCTTTTCAAACAAGCGGGGATAATAAAATGAAACTGCAATACGACGATGCCGTTGCCATCAAACGTGAGCTAAAGGTCTGCACCAGAGTACTAAACAACCCTGATAAATATTCAGAAGAAACAAAAGCCCTTTTTGCCCAGGCGAAAAAATGCGCTGAAGAACGCTACGGCATTCACGCTCACCCGCGACCGTTTCGAGAGACGTGTGCGGCTTATGAGAATGTGATTCCGTTTCCGCAGCCGACGCGGCGGGTGGAAGTTTAACGATGAACGGCTTTGAAAAACACGGCATCAAACATCTATCAAACTCATCGATCAGCTTGTGGGAATCCAACCCCGCGCAGTGGGTGATGAGTTACCTATTAAAAGAGAAGCGGCAAACGGGGCCAGCTATGTGGCGCGGTATCGTTGTTGAAGACATCTGCGTTGAGGTTCTTAACAATGATTTTTCTTTTGGTGAAGCTCTCAGCCGTGCGCTGATAAAATTCGACGGGAGCATAACCCTTGCCGATGAAAAAACTGAAAAGGAACGTGCGGCCATTGAGCCGATGGCTGCGTTGGCCCTTGAAGAATTAAAGAAATACGGCAAGCCGCAATTCAGCATCGACGGCAGTCAGCAAAAAGTTTCTATCACTTGCGCTGGCGACGGCTGGAAAATTCCCATTATTGGCTACCTCGATCTGGTCTATCCCGACCACGGCTTAGTCGTTGATCTGAAGACGACCATGCGGATGCCGTCAACGATGACGCAGAGCCATAAGCGGCAGCGGTGCATCTACCAGCGGTGCGTGGGTGGCAATCAGCAAGTGAAGTTTCTTTACGTCACGCCAAAGAAAAGCGGCTGGCTTGAGGATGGTGACGTGGAGACAGAACTGGCGACAGTCAAGGCGCACTGCAATCGCCTGGAGCGGTTTTTAAGTGTCAGCGATGACGTGGAGTATCTGGCGTCGATTGTTCCCGTCGATCCGACGCACTTCTACTGGTCGGACTGTATTGATCAGAGGAAAGAATTATTCGGCATTTAGCCGAAGCCGTTGCGTTGGCGGTTCCAGCGCAAAACAAGTGAAAGGGAAAAGGTATGTTTGAATTTGACTCAGGTGACCAAGGTTCCAGTGGGCCGTATTTAAAATGGCACGTTCAAGGAAACAAACAGATAAGTGAAAACAGTTTTTCTATTAAAGAATCGGGTGAAGGCCAGCCAAGGGTTGACGTTACCGATAAGATGAAAAAAAGCGTTGTTATTGACATTGATAACTTCCGCACAGGTTGGTCACTGTTTCCTGATTGGCAATGGAATGCATCGGTAAAGAAGTATGAGAAAAGCCCCGGCAAAGATTGGACAAGGGGTTTTTCAGTTCCCGTTGCGTTTGCAGACGGGCAAACGGCAACATGGTTGCAAGCTAACAGCGTTGGAGCGTGGGAATCTTTTGCTGGATTAGCGCGGTGCGTTGATCCGAATGACCGACCTGATGGAAAGTTCCCAGTGGTTAAGTTTACTAGTGTCAATGAAAAGAAACTCAAAAACGGCACAACATCCGTAGCGCAATTTACCTTTGTAAAATGGATTGACCGACCAGAGAGTCTGGACGCTGCGGCTGATGAACCTGCCATCGACGTTGAGGACGACGACGAAAGCACGTTTTAATCTAACAGGGAGAGGGGGCGCGCAATGCCCCCTTTTTATTTTATGAAAAAACGCCATGACGAGTGGACGAAAATGCTGACAGAGATGCGGCAAGAAACAGGATTGTCGCAGAAGGCCGCATCTTTAGCCGCAGGGCTGTCGGAAAACTATGTCGCCAATGTTGAGCGGAACCGTGTGAGTCCGACTGTGCGGAGATTGGACAAAGTGCTGAACGTCTACGGATACGAGCTTGAGGTCGTTAAGAAATGAGACAGCTAATACGACAGTTAATTTTCTGGCTGCGCGGCTACAGGACGGTGGGGCCGAAGCAAACGCCGGATATTAAACGGCGTACCAAGCAAGACGCGGCGAGGCTGCAATAATGATGCAACGCTACGCCGCCCATGCGCCTATTCTTGTCGGCCTTGGCTATGACACCACGCCGTTAATAGGGAAACGACCCATCATTGAGGCATGGCAGACGCGGCCCGATGAGGCGTTGAATTTCGATAAATACAACGGCCACAATACGGGCGTTTTGACGGGCGGCAAATCACACCTCATTGCGCTGGACGTTGATATTTACGACAAGCGTATAGCGCAGCAGTTTGGTGAGATCATTACTGAGGAATTGGGCTTTGCTCCGCAACGAATAGGCATGGCTCCGAAGACGTTATTCGTATTCCGCTGCACAGAATCCGTACCGAAGATGAGGACGGCGATATTTAATATTAAAGGCAAAGACTGCGCGGTTGAGATATTGGCTGAAGGCCAGCAGTTCGTCGCCAGTGGCATACACCCGGATACGAACAAGAAGTATAAATGGGTCGATGACACGCTGGTCGATATTCCGATTGATAAGCTGACCGCCGTTACGCCGGATCAGTTACGAGAGTTTATTGCCATGAGTAACACCATGCTGTCGAAGCATGGAAAGCCAAAGGGGCGTAAGGCGAATGGTACGCCGCAGCAGCTTGATTGGTTTGCTACGCAGGAACTGGCAGGCGAAATCAAGGAGATCGATGTTGCTCTTGCCCATATACCCAATGACGATTGGCACTATGAGGATTGGGTCAAGATGGCTCTATCCCTCAAGGGTGCCGTTGCAGAGGATGGGTATGACCTCTGGCACAGGTTTAGCCAGCGGTCGAATAAGTATGATGAGCGTGAAACGGATCGGGTGTGGAAGTCGATCAAGGACGTTAAGGCAGTCGGGGCCGGTTCGATCTTCTACATGGCGAAGGATTACGGCTTTGATGTTGGTGAGTTCAGGCGTGAGGAGAAGAAGGCCAGCGTAAAGGTGGAAATAACCCAAGGGCTGTTTACACCCTGGAGCGACATCACCAGCGGCAATGGTGCAGATGATTTTGTCGAGGATGTTCTAGGAACGGGTCAGATGTCGGTGCTGTACGGCGACAGCAATACGGGTAAGACGTTCTTTGTGCTTGATCTCTGCGTTCATGTGGCATTCGGCTGGAAATGGAACGGATACGAGTGTGATCAGGGCGGGGTTATCTATGCCGCACTGGAAGGCGCACACGGGATCAGGAACCGTATTGCCGCCGTCAAACAGCACTTTAGCGACGAGATTGGCGACGAGGTTCCCGACTTTGATACGGTTACCACAAACCTTGATCTTCTGGCAGAAGACGGCGACACGCAAATGCTTATCGCTGCCATCAATGAGCGACAGAAGACGTTTTCCAAGCCTCTGAGGCTTATTGTCATCGATACGCTGGCAAGAGCTATTGCCGGGGGTGATGAGAACAAGAGCGAGAGTATGGGGCAGCTTGTTGTCCATGCCGATGCCATAAGAAAAGAAACCGGCGCACACGTCTTATTTGTACACCACAGCGGCAAGGATCAGGCGAGAGGTGCAAGGGGGCATAGCTCACTCAGAGCCGCTACGGATACGGAAATCGAGGTTGTGAGAGATAATGATGCCACTATCAGCAGTGCCAAAGTAACAAAGCAGCGAGAGTTTGAAGGCGGTCAGCAGTGGCATTTCAAGCTGCACCATGTGGAATTAGGCATGAACAAGCGCAGCAAAATGTTTGGTAGTTGCGTGGTGATGGCAGCTAACGATGAGGAAATTGCGACGATCAAAACGCCTAAAATGAAGCTCACGGATAACCAAGCTCTGGTCGTTTCCACGCTGGAAAATCTAATCAAAGAACATGGATATAAACGTGAGGGATACGACCGCAGCAGTGTCTATCTAGAGCAGTTATGTGGTGAATTAGAGGGGCGTTTTAATGAAAAAAGGGCCGCAAACAATCAGGCGATTATGCGTGTTTTGAACTCTCAGAAGCTGAAAAACACGGTCACAGTGCAGGGAAAACTGGTTTGGATAGTGTGATTCACACAAAATAAAGTGTGATCGGAAAAATGCTAAGTGATTGATAATAAACAAAAACAAGATCACACTTTTTTAAAAACGAGTGTGATCGGGAGTGAGGCAAATCACAGTCTGATCACAGTTTTGATCACAGTTTTTAAAAAGTGTGATTTGATGCAAGTGTCTGAAAATAAAGGGTTTAGTGGGGTAGCAATATGTTAGATCACAGTTTCGATCACAGTTCAAAGGACGATCACATCACATCACAGTTCCTATATAAGAACTGTGATGTTGTGATCCTGTGATTGTGTGATGCAGCGTTTTAAGAAAAAACCCGACAGGCTGATGAACAGCGGCGATATTGGCGATGCCACGGCTGAAGGCATCTATCATGCTCTCAGGCCATTGGATGAGATGGTGCATCAGATGGAAAGGCGTTGGGGAGCGGATCGGCTTGTGGGGTTAGTGAGTGTAGAGACGGCGGCGAAGTATGGCAGGGCAAAGGCAAAACTGGACCGGGCGATTGACGAGAATGATGTTGATGCGGTCAAAAAGAATGCGGCCAATATGATTAAGGCGTGGAAGGTCTTGAGTGACGAGGCGGTTACGCGGGGTCACAAGGGGCTCGATCCAGAGGTGTGGGAAGTGACGACAGAGGACGGGCAGCGGTATGCGTTCTGCCGGTCGAATGTTGAGGCGTGGAAAACGTCGAGGGAGATGGAGGAGACCAGGGTCTTTTCAATTGAGGAAGCGGCAAGGTTGATTGACGTGAGGTTTAAATTGGTAGGTGAGGTGAAGGATGTCTTTCCAGATTCGACGGTCGTCAGTGCCGACAAGAGTGTGGCTTTGGACGATGAAATCCCGTTTTAACCTTGCCGACAGGGTGAAGGATGAGGTGAAGGACGTGGACGGCCTGGCGCAGTTGTTTTTTGAGGCGGCAGAGACTGAGAAGCGGATGCCAAGGGCTGTGGATCACAGGGTGAAAGGCTGCTGGCCTGAGTATCCAGATGATCCTGGTCTGGCGTTTGGGTATAACGATGCAGTGGTGTCCAAGGCGCGATCTGATCCGAAGCAGATCACGCGGTACGATCTGGCGTTGGAAGTGTCAGCGTTGCTGGAGCCTGATGACAGGTTGTTGGTGTGGGTTGCGGCTCACAGTGCGGCCAGAAGGGCCAGAGGAGCGCGGTGGAAGGCTATTGCGAAGCAGATTGGCGTGCATCCTAGTACGGCGAAAAGGCGGTTTGAACGCGCTATATTGGGGTTATGGTATAGGCTTTAGCACAATATACGGTGTATTGGTGTTTTTTGTATGTTGACGATGCTCACGAAAAAGGGCTAATTTTTACTAGGCTGGAGTTTTTGTCTCCAGCTTTTCTCTTTCCCCATTTGAGAACAAACTAGCAGCAGCATTTGCTCCCTGAGTGCTGCTGCTTTTTTTTAAGGATAGATTGATGGCTGGCAAATTGAGCAAGAAAAAGATGCTTGCGATTTGTGACAGGCTGGCAACGGGTAAATCATTGCGGTCAATCTGCGACACTGATGACAAGATGCCTCATTGGGTAACAGTGCTTCAAGCAGTTCAGCGTGATGAGGAGCTGCATGAGATGTACACAAGGGCAAGGGCCATCGGTGCTGAAGTTATGGCCGATTATATGTTCGACCTAGCTTCACAGCCGTTGGACAATGTTGATTCAAAGATGGCTAATGCTGAAGTTCAACGCAGGCGAGTTGAGATCGACACGCTTAAATGGACGTTTGCCAGACAGCAACCAAGAGGCATTCGGAATAAGGCTGAAGACACAGCAACGGGCAATGCGATTGTTCTAAGTTGGTCGAACAATGCGGATGATGTAAGCGCAAGGCAGGCAGAAGAAAGCGACACTGGTACTGTGATTAGCCTCGTTGATGAGGCCAGTTGATCCGAAATCGGTATTCTTTCAGCATAGCAATACGCGCGAGATTTGATGATTTCCCTCACTTTTTGGCCGGTTTGGCGGCTCAATCGGCAACGCATTTGCAAGCGATTTGTTAATCGAGTGCGTAAGTTATTGAAAACA